TGGGTGTACAACTAAGGATAGAAAATGAGCGTTTCCCTAATCGGACAAAACGGCACAAGCATTGCCACAACGACAAACGGAGTACCCGTATTTACAGGTGACGCAGGCGTTTCCCCCGCTGGCGTGGGCGCTGTGCGGTTGTTCTCGGAGAACGATGATGGGACTGTCACAGGTACGCCCTATCTGAAGTCTCCAGAAACCAGCACCGACTTCCGGCTTCGCGTGGGTGTCGATAGCGTTTGGGATGACGACAATTTCAACTACGTTGCGCAGAACTTCAACAAGCATAAGTACACCAGCAACACGCTGACGATGACGTGGGCGTCTGGCTTCTTGAACACAAACGGCGGATCGGTCACAACCACAGCCACTGGTTGCCAGTTGCAGACCTATCGCCACTTCCCGCTGCAAGGTGGTGGTGGCGTGTACTGCGAAACTGCAATGTCCCTGTCAAACAATCCGGTGACAAACTGGACGCTTGACTTCGGCATGTTCCTTCCTGGCGTGAATGCGACAACACTCCCGGCTGATGGCGTCTATTTCCGCATTAACAGCACTGGCGTCTTTGGCGTTGTCAACATCAACGGGACAGAATCAACAACCTCCGTATTTACGTTCACCCCGGCAATCAACCAGGTCTACAAATACAACATCACAATTGCGGACGGTGAGGCAGAATTCTGGATTGATGATGTGCTCTATGGCGAGAAACTGAAGCCAACGGCGGCAGGTAGCGTGATGTACGCAGGTTCTGCTCCTTTTGCCATTCGCCACCACCATACCGGCGTGACCAGCGCGGTGATTCAGGCCAAGTTTGCAAATTACACCATTGGCATTGCCGACATGGACAATGTTCGCCTGTGGGCCAGCAACAAGGCTGGACAAGGATTGTCGGCGGTACAAACCCCATCTGGTGGTGCTGCGGGTCAAACAGCAAACAACGTCAATAGCACAGTCCCTGCCACTGCTACGCTGTCTAACACTGCGGCTGGATATACCACGCTTGGTGGTCGCTTCCTGTTCGCTGCACCTGTTGGCGCTGAAACTGACTACGCTCTTTTTGCGTACCTGAACCCCGCTCCCACTACCGGCATCACAGGCAGAAACCTTGTTATTCGTGGCGTGTGGATTGAAACATTCAACGCTGTGGTTGCTGTGGCAACGACTCCTACTGTGATTGAGTGGTCGCTTGCCGTTGGTTCTACAGCCGTATCTCTGGCTACCGCAGACGCCGTAACTACACGATCACCTAAACGCATATCTCTAGGAAGCCAATCGTTCTTGGTTGGAGCTTTGGCTGGTGCAAATTCTGAGCGTTGCGACGTGAACTTGGATGCGCCTGTGGTTGTGGAGCCTGGAACATACTGCCACATCATCCTGCGCGTTCCATACGGCACTGCAACAGCTACCGAGCTATTCCGTGGATGCGTTGGGTTTAACGCTTACTGGGAGTAAGTAAATGTCCCTGCTGCTTGCCGTACAGGGCGGGGCGGTCAATTACGCGCTCACGGCGCTGGCTGGGACTTACTCATTAAGTGGCGGAAGTGCGCAGTTAACAAAGACCAGCGCACCGCCTTCCGATTACGTACTTACTGCGCTCGGTGGCATCTACTCCATAGCAGGCGGAGATGCAGCGCTTACTTGGTCTGGCACTGATTCAGCCGATACCCATGACGGGTTTTGGGCAAAGCAGTGGAAGAAAGCCAAGCAGCGCGAAACGCAGACAGTCCGCATAGAAGAGATTGAAGAGCAGATCGCAGAGATTCAGGAAAGGCTAGAAGTCGTTGAGCCTGTTGCTGCAAAGCCTGCCGCTGTCTACAAATCACAAGAGCCTGATTACTCAGAGCGCCTGCGAATCATCGACATGCTCATTGCTCACCGTGAACGGTTGATCGAGCAAGAAGACGAAGAGCTTTTACTTTTACTTTGAACATGACCGACAAAGAACAATTCTTCGACCTCTGGAAGCTATCAGGGGAAGAGGGTGAAAAGGTGTGGGCATTGAAGCAAGAGATGGACAGAGGTGCATTCCAGAGCCATCAGGTGATGCCTGACATTCAAGGCTATCAGTCCATGCAAACAGGTGAGTGGATTGGCTCACGGTCTGCCCACAGGAAGCACTTGAAAGAACACCGCTTGATTGAACTTGGCAACGAGAAGATCAAAGCACCGGAACAACCCAAATACGACTCTGCGGAAGTAAAGCGCGAGTTGGCAAGACACTTTTACAGGTAGACATATGGCACAAGTTGACATCACTGGCACGCAGCACTACACGCAAGGCATAGGTCATCCAAAAGCTGATGTTGTTAGCCAACCCCCTGTCGAGTGGTCTGATGCAACTGGTACGGCTTTGGTAAAGCCGGACGGAGGAACCGCAACGCTTGGCGGGTCATCTGGGAGTTATACAAGCGTAGAAAACAATGGCTCTGCCATGCAGACGGCAACAAATGTGATGGCAAAAATAAATGCTGTCTTGACTACGGTTGTAGTAGACCCCAATAACTGGTGGGACAACACAAACAAGAAATTCTTGCCGAATAAGGGAGGAAACTATTTGGTTTCCGCAGCTCTTCAATCGCAATCGTTATCAGCATCGCTGCAAGTTGCAATATATAAAAACGGTTCTTCTGCCTTCGTTGGAGCGTTCCAAGCCCCAGGATCGACTGTGGTATCTGTTGCAAGCGGTGTTGTAATGCTAAATGGAACAACAGATTTTATAGAGCTTTACGCATACCACTCCGTGACCGCCAATGTGGGAAATTCTGCTGGTAATAACTTCATTAATTTTACTTATCTTGGCCCTAACTAACAAAAGCAACAAAACATGGCACACGTAGACATCACCGGCACACAGCATTACGCGCTTGGCATAGGGCAGCCAAAATCTGATGTGCCCAGCAGCACTGTTGCCACCCTCGCTTTAAACCCTGACAACAGCATTGCGGGGTTAGTTAGCCCAAAAGATGGGAGCACATCTCTTCTTGGTGGCGTCCCAAACCCCCTCGGAACAAATCCAGTAATCTGCGCGTGGTTGGGTAATAGCCTCGTTGCCAATGGAGACTATATGCTCCAGGTTCTCGGGAAGCTGTCGGGCGGCCGGCTTGTAAGCAAGTACAACTTTGGAGCCGCAGGAATTACTACGCTCGGCATGCTTGATCCAAGCTACATTGATGTGAAACTTGCAGCGTGTCCAGATGCATCGGTGGTTTTCATAAGCGAAGGCTCCAACGATGCGACAAGTTTTGACGTTTCTCAGGTTTACACCAGAGTTACTTCGCTAGTTAGCAAAGCAAAAGCCCAGAACAAGACTGTTGTTCTGTGCGCCTCGCCACCAAGATGGATTAGCGCAATTCCGGCGGCTCTTCCTAGAACAATTGATTTTTGCTGGTTGTACTACAAAGTGGCAAAAGACACGGGTTCTGTGTTTGTTGATCCTTGGTATGACTGGCGCGGAACAGACGGAGACTACAAGGCCGGGTACTTTGCGATAGACGATGGAGCAGGAGGAACTGCCTCCCATACCCATGCAGGATTCAATGAGCTTTACGAAATGGCCGCAAAGCGGGTGTGGGAGGCTCTTGCAACAGGCACTGGCAAGCCGCCAAACATGGAAGTGTTATCTGATAGTCGCAGTGCAGGATTGTCTAAGGTAATCTCCCCGCGTTTTGATGGCATGTCTGCGGATGGCAATGCCCTGATGCTTGCTGGTCAGTCAACCCACTGGGTTGCTGCAATGTCGGCAGGTACGGCAAATTGCACGATCACATCGGAGACCGCATCTCCATTCAGAGGCAATCAACTGAAGCTGGACTTTTCTGGCGGGATTACCGGCGGCGTCTATACGCTCTCACGCATTTTTTCCAATGGCGTCAGCGCGAACAAGCCAACCAGCGCAAGAGTTATAGCAAAAGCGGTTGTAGGCGCCAGTAACCTGGTGAACGCGGCAGTTCGTGTGTACACCTCTGGCGGGCAAATGTATGCCGATACAACAATCATGGGCACGCGCAGGTGGGACGCAGCCAGGGAGATGTATTCAACTTCAGAATTCGCCACGTCAGCTACGGGCGACCTGTCAAAAATCATTGTTGAAATTCAGCCTCTTGCAGGCGGGACGGCAACCGGAATTGTGACCATCAGCAACGCTGATATTTACAACATGCTTAGTTTTGGCGGCGCATAACCACCCCCGAAAGCTGAGTGCATCCCACGAAACCCCATCTTCTCAGCACGGGGCGTCGCTATCTTCGTAAACTCAGCTAGCTTGCTGAAGTCAATTAACATAAGGAAACAATATGCAGAACTGGCTTAAGCTAGGTGATTATAACGCTATATGCGATTCGTGTGGTAGAAAGTTCAAAGCCTCTACCATGCGTAAACGCTGGGATGGGATGTTCGTATGCAAAGAGGACTTTGAATATAAGCATCCCCAACTCTCATTGAAGGTGCGTGGTGATAAGCAGTATGTGCCTATCCCACGTCCTGAACCTACAGCGGATACTTTTATCCCTGTGTGTACTATATTTGGTTCTTCTGGTATATCTGGATGGGCTGTTGCTGGTTGTAGCACAACCGCTAAACTTGTTACAGGAAGCGTTAAATAATGGCCTCTACTACTTTCATAGATCAAGTAACACCTATTGTAGCCTCATGGCTCAATGATGTTAACACATCTACATATACCACTGTTCCTACACTAGTTACTAACTTAACTACCTTGATTAGCACTACGTTGCCAGCAGGATATATTAGCAAAGATTCTAGTACTGGTGCTGCAGCATTGCCAGCAGGAACCACTGCAGAACGCTCTGCAACACCCTCAACTGGTTGGGCTAGGTATAACACCTCCCTAACTCGCTTTGAAGGCTACAACGGCTCTAGCTGGACTGCGTTGGGCGGTGGTGCCACTGGTGGTGGCTCTGATCAAGTGTTTGTAGAAACCAATCAGAACGTCGCATCAGACTATACATTAACCACAGGATTTAACGCTATGAGTGCTGGTCCTGTTACTATTGCTACGGGCGTAACTGTTACGATTCCCACCGGCGCAACTTGGAGCATCGTATGACAATGACGATTAACGGCACCGGGTCGATAACCGGATTGTCTGCTGGTGGATTGCCAGATGGAAGTGTGCTCCCTGCAGATACACAGGTAGGTGCACTGCCAAGCATGATTCGGGTAGGGTCTTCTACCGGAAGTAGTTTTGGTTCCACAAACACCGCTATACGGTATTTCACTACCTCAATTTTAAGCCAAGGTACTGATATTACTGCTGGTGGCTCGGTCACCACTTTAGGCCAGTCCTTTACTATAAATACTAATGGGGTTTATGTAATTTCCTACTCTGACAACTACAACACTGCCGCGACTATCGGCATTTCGATTAGCGCCACAGGGCTATCCACTACCGTCGTATCACTACCCCTTGCTGAAATACTAGCGTTGGGTACTACGCTAAGTTCTGGAGCGGCAGCATGTGTTTCTTGGACTGGCTACCTTGCGGCTGGTAGTATTATCCGACCACATGGCGTCGCTAGTGTAGTGGGTGGAGCTAGTCCCTCTATGTTCACAATCGCGAGGGTCGCATAATGGCTGGAACAATTAACACTAACGCCGTGCAACTCGGCGACTCTGCGACTGCAACGCAGAACTTCACGCTCCGTACTAATGTCGATGGGACAGCTACGCTGGCTCGTGGCAACGTGGGTGCAACGACACAGGATATTTTGACTGTTGACGCAAATGGTAAAGCTGTATTCTCTCAAGGTATGGGCGCTGTTCCTGCAACACAAAGCATGATTCGGGTGCATACGCCGAATGGCGCTGGAAGTACTAATACCTGTGTGCAACGGTTCCTAACAACCTTTGTTACGCAAGGCACAGATATAACTCTGACGCAAAGTGCCACTCTTGGGGATACGTTTACCGTAAATACAGCAGGTGTTTATTCTTGCAGTCTTACTGCGGTGCACCCAACAGGGAATGGTGTAGTCGGTATTTCGGCAAGCTCAACTCAGCTCACTACATCTATTGTCGGTATCGCAGTCACTGATAAATTGACTTTGGTCCAAGATTACACAGCTACTGGCACGGTTAGTTGCTCATGGATTGGGTATTTAGCTGCTGGAGCAGTCGTGCGAGTTCATACAGATGCCACTGCGTTAGTTGCTGATAACCGCTCTCAGTTTACAATTACGAGGGTCGCATAACATGACAACAACAATCGTCTCCACATCCTCCACGCAATCCAAGATTCAAATTGGTGGCGTGGATGCTGCCACCCTAACAACTTCCCTTGTAAACCTTGGGATGGCTGGAGCCACTACTGCAGGAGGCTCTATGTCTTCTGGTATTACCATTGGTACAGCACTCCTAGGAATATACTTTGGTTCAGGGGTTCCTACACTCTCTGCTCCACAAGGATCTTTGTATCTCCGCACGGACGGTAGTTCTACATCAACACGGATGTATGTAAATACAAACGGTACGACGGGCTGGACTAATTTAGTAACTGCAACATAATATGATTACACTAACTATCTTCACCATCCTTGCTGTTTGGAAATACTACCTAACAGCCGTGTTCTGTATTGTCGTGTATCGTGCATGGCTTAAAGAACAACTCAATATCTGGAACAAGGTATTGTTTGCTCCTGTAATTATACCCTTCTACCTTAGTGATGTTTTATTTAACTTTACTCTATTGAATCTTGCCTTTGGTATGACTCCAGCAGGAACTAAATCCATGTCGGAACGCTTTGAATATTATCGCAAGGTGAAGTCACCCTCTATCTTTGCTAAACAAGTTGCTGACTTTGTTTGTGACAAACTATTAAACACAGTTGACCCAACTGGTAACCACTGCTAGGAGAACCATGACCTTTGATGATCTATTAAAAATACTATTCTCTTCAGGATTACTAGCTATGGGATGGTTCTCTCGCATTGTGTGGACAGCTACACAAGAACTTAAAGAAGACCTTGCAAACCTCCGTATTGAGATTGCTAAGGAATATACACCGAAGGATGACTTCAAAATGTTCACCTCAGAAATCAGGGCTATGTTTGAAATCATCCGGGATAAACTAGATAATAAGGCAGACAAATAATGGCGGACATTACTGGTATCGGCTCTATAGCCGACTTTGCTAGCACCGTGGTTAACAAGATATGGCCTGATAAGTCCGAGCAAGAGAAGCAGCAGATTGCTGCAGCCGTCATGGTTGTTCAAGGTCAGATCGACATAAACAAAGAGGAAGCAAAATCCCCTTCGGTATTTGTGTCGGGCTGGCGTCCATTCATCGGATGGGTGTGTGGAATGGCATGTGCTTGGAACTGGATTGGGCTGAAGATTGCGCTCTTCATTGCAGCATACTCGGGCGTTGTCTTAAACATGGCTCCAGCAGACATAGGTGAAATGATGCCTGTCCTGCTTGGTATGCTAGGTCTTGGTGGACTACGTACAATTGAAAAGGTTAACGGCGCTGCCGCTATAACACATAAGTAAGGAATGACATGAGTACATCTGGTACCACAACTTGGTCACTTAAACGTGACGCTGTAATTCAAGCCGCTATGCGGAAACTAGTAGTGCTATCGGGTGGAAGTCTACCAGCAGCCTTTGAAACAACCAATGCTACAGAAGCCCTTAACGCTATGGTTAAAGGGTTCCAAGTAGACGGTATGCCTGTATGGGCAATCAAGGATTACTCCCTTACTACTGTGGCTGGTACATCAGCCTACAACATTGGTACAGGACAAACAGTAGATACTCCAATGCCCTTGAAGCTCATCCAAGCCTCTCGGGTGGAGTCTACTGGAGCTACCAACGTACCGATGGAGATTAAGACACACTACGACTACAACCTCCTGCCTGTTAATGCAACAGCAGGTGAACCAGTTAATGTGTTCTACCAACCCTTCTCCACCTATGGTACATTGAATCTCTGGCCTACGCCGAGTGACTCTAACACAGTAATCAAGCTAACCTATCAGCGTCCCTTTGAGGACATGACTCTTGCAACAGATGACTTTGATTTCCCTGCCTATTGGACAGAAGCCCTAATCTTTGGATTAGCATGGCGTCTCTCTTATGAGTATGGTACTCCCATCATTGACCGCCAAGAGTTGCAAAAAGTAGCTGAGTTCTTCCATCAACAAGCATTGTCTTTTGGTACAGAAGAAGGTTCTATGTATTTCCAACCCAACTCAGATTGGAGAAAGTAATTGGCATATTCTAAGTCGCCCTCAATTTCCACATACGATACCAAGCGGCTTAACTTTGTCATTAACCCGCTTCAACGTAGTGGTACACAGCTAAACAAGGATGCTAGGCTGATTAACATGTTGGTGGATGTTCTTGAAACACCTGACCAAGTTAACCAGCGTATCTTTGTCAAGAGTCGTCCCGGACTAGCTGCTTCCATAACCACCACTACTGGTGTTGGTCGTGGTTGCTACTACTGGGTAGTCTCTGGTGTTGGTTATGTTATCTCTGCGGTTGGTGATAAGGTCTACAGCAACGGTACGTTGATTATGACCTTGACCACTACAACTGGTGAGGTTGGTTTCTCAGAGCATGTTAACTCCACAGGAACTAACACTCTGATTATGGTGGATGGTACTAAGGGTTATGTTTGGACTGGTCCTTCCGTAGCTCCTACCACAATCACTTCTGTAGACTTTCCTAGTCCACACATCCCAATGCCTGTTGTGCTAGATGGTTATCTCTTTCTAGCCAAGGCAGGTACACAAGACATTTACAACAGTAATCCAGATGCTCCTTTGCTCTGGACAGCAGGTGACTATATCTCTGCTGAAATGTATCCTGATAAGATTGTAGCTCTTACGAAGAATAACAACTATGTGTACGCCGTAGGCGCACAGTCCGTTGAATACTTCTACGATGCTGCTGGCGCTACTTCCCCACTAGCACGACATGACTCTGCTGTTCAGCAGTTTGGTACAGCGGCTCCTGCCTCTGTGGTACAGACTGAGAAGGAAGTTATTTTGATCGGTGAGACTGGTAATGGTGGACACACTGTCTGGACCATTGATGGTTTCAAAGGAACTGAGGTAGGTACTCCTGCTATCCGTTCTGTCTTCCGTGCAGAAGGTGCTAACCTTTCTAAGGCTGTAGCCCATTGCTCCCGAGTATCTGGACAGAAGCTTTACATCATCAACCTAACCACAATTACCGTGGTCTACAGCTTTGATACAAAGATGTGGAGCTACTGGACTTCTGGTGTAGATGGTTCTGCCGCATTCGTTGGTAGGCATGGAACAGATGGTCCCAATGGTACAGCATACATCCAGCATGACTCTGATGGTGATATTTACACTCTAAGTGAAGATAACCACACAGACGATGGTACAGGATTCTTGTGTCAGATCATTACTCCTAAGTATGACTTTGAAACATTCAATGCTAAAACCATGTCTAGGTTCACCTTGATTGGTGACATTCCAGATAGCTTTGGTGCAGGCAATACTTGCCAAGTGTCTTGGTCAGACGATGACTACCAAACATGGTCAACTGCTCGTGACTTGTCATTTGACTATGACTTCCCTTGCATTGCACAACTAGGTAGATTTCGTCGTAGAGCATTTAAGATTTCTTACTCACAGCCTTACATGCTTCGTCTAGAAGCCTTTGAGGTTGACATAAATAAAGGTAGTCAATAATGGCTGGTGGACTTCCTCCCCCTCCGACAAGAGCAGCTAGCGGTGACTTTGCTTGGACTGCTTGGTATAACCAACTTTACACTCTCTTGTCTACGTCAGGTTCTGTCTCATGGAGTCTTGTCAACAAGGCAGGAAGCTCCATTGCTGACTTGGTTACCCGTAGTCATAACCTCTTGACCGGGTTCCAAGGTGGAACTACTAACGAATATTACCACCTAACTGCTGCACAACATGCTGGACTAGGTGCTGGTAACCACAATGACTTGTTAAGCAAGCAAGGTGGTACAACCAATGAATACTACCACTGGACTGCTACTGACTACACCAATCGTGTAACTCAGGTAACAAAGACCAAAGCTGGTGCTCCAACTACTTCTGATATTACTGCAGGCAACTGGGCCATCTACAAAGATACCACTGCTGGTACAATTAAAATCTACGCTAATGATGGCGGAACAATTAAAGCATCGGTGGCCTTCACATGAACATCTTAAAATTTAAGCATCATCTCTTACAGGACCGTTGGGGAGATGGTGGTGGTAGTAGTGGTGTTACTAACAATGGTGGTAACTCTTTTGGTGGAAATGATGCTGCTGCTTGGGGTGGTAGGTACTCAGGTTTTGATCCCAATACACCTAATGTAGATAAGCAATACGTTGGTAACAATGGTAACTCTGGGACTCTTGGTGGCAGTGCTCCTGCTTTTGATAATCCAGCACAAACACAAGAACCAATACAAACAGAAGAAGAGAAAGCACAGCAAGCTCAGGCACAAGAAGAACAGGCTCGTCAAGTTCAGCAACAACAGTTTGCCTTGAACAAGATGAACTTCGATGAGAAGAATCCCAACTACGTTCAGGGATTGAGTCAGATGCCACAGATGCAGAAGTCCCTTGGGCAGATGTACTCTGGTTATACGACAGGCTCTCAGTTCAACGTACAGAACAATGATCAAGCACAGGGTGCCTCTGAGGAAGCTGGTAGAACAGTTGCTCCGGGATTGCTACATAGATTGGGTATTTATCAAGGGTTTAACTTTGATAAGGAAACCCCTTCTCAACTAGCTGATCGAACTGGATTGGTAGGTAATGCTATAGGTACAGTTGGTAAAGCACTTACAAGTGTCATGATGCCTGCTCCTATGCGTATGGCAATCAGTGGTCTACAAGCATATGACAAGTACAAACAGAATCCTGATATGGGTGTAGGACATGCTGTAGCTTCTGGACTACAAGGTGCTGGTGGCTATGTCGGTAGTCTTGCTAATCTCTACAATAAGAACTATGGTGCTGCCCTTACAGGCGCACTAGGTAAGAATGGTATCACAGGCAATCCTGCAACTCTTGCTGGTATTGGTCTGGACTACGGTACTGGTAAGAATATTGCTCCTTCCCTTGGTGGACTAGCTGGACAGTTTGTCGGTAGGTCAATTGGCGGTACAGGACAAGCTGGGGCTAATCTCGGCGCATTTGGTAAATCACTTGGACAACAAATGAGCCGTAGGGCTTCTATAAGGAAATAATATGGCTAGTAACACAGATAGCAACACTTATCTGCAACAGCTTCTAGATCACCTAAAAACAACTACACCTAGTAACTATGGTGCGTTGGGAGCAATTGGTGGTGCTCTTGGTGCTTATACGCAGGGCAATAGTATGGCCGATGCTTATGGTGCTGCTGGTGCTGATGCTGAGAGTCAGGCTAATAGCCTTAAGACCCAGATGGATAACATGCCTACATTGGCATCCATGTATGGTCAGGACTCTCCTTACGCTATGCAGATGCAACGTCAGCTAGCTGCTGCCGATGCTAAGGCTGGTCGTAATAGCCAGTATGGTCCACGAATGCAACAGCTACAAGCTAACCTTGCTGACAAGAGTAGCCAATACCTACAGCAACAAGCTAACATGGCTAACATGTACAACACTGCTCGTAGCAATGCTAATCAACAAAAGATTAATGCTGCTACTGGACAAGCTCAAGTACGTGGTCAACAGTTGGGTAGCTTGTTCAATGTTGGACAACAGACTGGTATCCTTCCTGCCCTGAACCAAGGCATTGCTGATTATGCTGCTAAGGGTTTAGGTAATCTGTTTAACTTTGGTGGTGGTAACGAACCCGGCTTTCAGCAACCAATGGTAGATAGCCCATACAGTGGTGGTGGTGACTACTCAGGTTACACAACTGGTAGTGAAGATAACTACCAAGGCTATGACACGGGTGGTGCTGTTAACCAGCCAATGGACCAAAGCTGGTGCTCCAACTACTTCTGATATTACTGCAGGCAACTGGGCCATCTACAAAGATA